GTACGTACTGTAAATAATAATCCAACAGAAGGTATTCAGACTGCATTAATTACTGCGGCTCAATTTGAAAATAATGCAATACGTACTCCATTTCATATTGTAGCAGGAGAACAAGATGGTACATCCGGTGAATATCATTTTATAGCATGTGATGGTAAAAAGGCAACACGTGTAACATCAGGAAATGTTCATATGACACCGGGCGATTGGCAACATGTATGTGTCAGAAATTCTGCATCCAAATTAGAAATTTTTGCAAATGGAGTGACTGGATCTGGAGGCACGATAGGAACATTGCCAGACTTTACATCTAACACAGCTGATGTTGTATTAGGTAATATTAATGGCGAAAGGCAAGATGGTGTAGAACAAATGGTTGCAGAAATAAGAATGTATGATTATGCTGTTAATAATACCGGTATTGCGTCCTTAGGAAATAAACATTACTTATCAGCTTCATGTTATCAAACCAATGTCGTAGGCAATGTATTTTATAAAAATGGACAAGCAGTTGCATCTTCTCCATTACCTAAATATAATTCAGGTTCAGGTATATTTGGTAATACATGGGAAGTTAAATATCGTGGTACTCATACTATTTATGAAAATGAATGTTTGGTTCGTGTACCAAAAGACCAATTCAATGTTACAATGAATCCTACTTCAACATATAGGCCTGCAACGGACACAAATGTTAGTGATGCAAATCAAACAACATTACCGCCTGGTGAGTTACGTAAAGGATTATTTGTATCTGGGACATTGAAGCCTTATATTACAACAATAGGTCTATATAATGACAAAGCCGAAATGATAGCCTCTGCAAAATTAGCTCAGCCGATACAAAAAACACCAGATGTTGATATGAATTTCGTGGTTCGTTGGGACTACTAATATTTATATAAAAGAGGAATAAGTTATGGCATGGAGATCAAAATCCAAAGTTCGTAAGAACGCAATAAAACATGGTTACAGAAGCGGCTTTGAACATAAAGTTGCAGATCAATTAACAGAATCAAAAACTAAATTTGAATACGAAACCACAGTTATTGAATACATCAAACCAGAAACACATCATACATATACAATCGATTTTACATTACCAAATGGCATACTAGTCGAAACAAAGGGTAGATGGGTATTAGAAGATCGCAAGAAACATTTACTAATTAAGAAACAACACCCAGAACTAGATATAAGAATGGTATTTCAATCAGCAAATACAAAAATTAGAAAGGGCAGTAAAACAACTTATGGAATGTATTGTGATAAACATGATATTTTATGGGCAGAAAAGACTATACCGGAAAGTTGGTTGCGTGAGTAAAAAAGCTCGTAAAAAACTTGAGCTTACGAGAAATATTTAATATATTCATATTAATAAAATTTTTATTAAAGTTTATCTTTAAGAAAACATTATTATTGAAAGTATTGAAATGATAATGAAGTTATATAATTAATTAATTCGCAAATGAGCAAATTCTCTGTCATAAGTCTTCTCGAATCTGTAATGGGTAGAGGGAAGATTAATTCTAATGATAATATTGCATTCCATTGTCCATTTTGTCATCATAATAAAAAGAAGATGGAAGTTAACATTGTTACTCAATACTGGCATTGTTGGGTATGTAATGCGGCCGGCCGAAAGTTAGCAGTCTTATTTCGTAAATTAAATGTTCAACGAGAAAAGATAGCTAAACTAGTTGATTTATTAGATGATGTAGAATGGAAGCCAAGTAAAACAACTACAGATACTCCAGTATTACAGTTACCAGAAGGATATAGACCACTATGGAAGTTACAAGAAATGAGTCCTGAATATAGAAATGCGGTTCATTATTTGAAAGGTAGAAATATTACTATTCATGACATTTTAAAATATAGAATTGGATATTGTAGAAAAGGTCCTTATAAAGGTAAAATTATTATTCCTAGTTATGATGCTAATGGTAGTTTGAATTATTTTGTAGCACGTGCATATTATACTGAAGATAAGTTCAAACATAAAAATCCGCCTGCATCAAAAGACATTGTAGGATTTGAATTACATATAAATTGGAAACTGCCTATTATATTAGTTGAAGGTGCATTTGATGCTATTGCAATAAAACGTAATTGTATTCCATTGTTTGGAAAAACAATATCAAATACGTTAAAGAAGAGAATAGTAGAAAAGGGAGTAAAAGATATATACATATGTTTAGATTTAGATGCACGTAAACAAGCATTAGAAACAGCTGAATATTTTATGTCAAATGGATTGAACGTATATTTTGTAGATATAACAGGAAAAGATCCTAGTGATTTAGGGTTTGAAAAAATAACAAATGTGTTACATGAAACACATATAATGAATGAAACAGAGTTAATGGAACAAAAGATTTTATGCGCACTATAGATATTGGGATTGAGAAGATAGATAAAATCTATCATATAGCAGATGTACATGTTAGAAATGTAAAACGACATAAAGAATATCAGTTAGTATTTAAAAGGCTATATTCTTATATTAAGAAAACAAAGACAGATAATTCTGTAATATATGTGGCAGGTGATATTGTTCATGCTAAAACAGATATGTCCCCAGAACTGGTAGCAGTAGTATCAGATTTCTTTAGAAAATTATCAGATTTAGCTCCTACATTAATAATTACAGGTAATCATGATTGTAATCTAAACAATAGTCATAGAATGGACGCCCTTAGTCCGATCGTTAAAGCCTTAAATCATCCAAGGCTACATTATCTTAAAGACAATGGTATATATTTGATATCCGGAGTACACTTTAACGTATTATCAGTGTTCGATAAGCCAGTAGATTATGTAAGAGCAGATAGTTTTGAAGGAGATTATAAAATTGCGTTGCATCATGGTTCGGTTCATAACGCATCAACAGATGCTGGATTTACTTTAAGTAACACTCATGTTACAACAAAGATGTTTGAAGGCCATGATTTAGTATTATTAGGAGATATTCATAAACCACAATATTTAGATGATGAACGTACGATTGCTTATGCCGGATCATTGATTCAACAAAATCATGGGGAAGCTTTAGGCCATGGTATTATGGTATGGGATCTAGAAACAAAGAAGTGTGATTTTGTAGAAATACCAAATGATTATGGATATTATACATATCATGTAGAAGATGGTAAAATTTTGAATCCAAGTGATAAAATACCAATTCGTCCTAGACTGAGATTGAAGGTAAAAGATACTGATTCTGCAACTCTCAAAGAAATTGTTGCAAAAATAAAATCTGAATATAAAGTTCAAGATATTTCAATTCAGAAAATAAATGCACTAAATACTACCGATTCTAAGAAAAAAATTAATTTTGGAAATATACGAGATGTCGAATGGCAAAATAAAGTTATTACAGAATACTTATCAGACGAATATGCATTAGATGATGATTTGTTAGATACGGTGAGACATATTAATAGAACAGTCCATAGTAAATTACCAACAAGTACATTGACTAGAAATATAACATGGCAACCAAAGAAATTTGAATTTTCAAACATGTTTAGTTATGGAGATAATAATTTAATTGATTTTACAAACATGAGTGGATTGTATGGATTATTTGCTCCAAATGCATCTGGAAAATCAACATTGCTGGATGCCTTATCATTTTGTTGTTTTGATAAATGTAGTCGTACTAAATATGCAAAACATGTGCTTAATAATAAAAAATCTAGATTTCATTGTAAGTTTGAATTTGAATTAGGCAAATACAAATATTTTATTGAACGTAATGCTCGTAAACATAATAATGGACATGTTAAAGTTAACGTAGATTTTTGGAGAATAGATGATGCCGGCAATCATGAAAGCTTAAATGGCGATCAAAGAGATTCTACAAATAAAATAATTCAACAGTATTTAGGATCGTATGATGATTTTGTTTTAACTGCATTATCATTACAAAATAATAATACTGGATTCATAGATAAAAGTCAAAGGGAGAGAAAAGAACTATTATCACAGTTTTTAGATATTGATATATTTGAACAATTATATAGTATAGGCCATGAAGATATTAGAGAAACGGCCGCATTAATTAGAGAATATAAGAGAAAAGATTTTTCGACAGACCTAGCAGCTGCGAACGATATAATTACTCAATATAGCGGATCATACGAACAAATGAAATTAGACAAGTCAGAACATGAAGAGATGAAAACCAATCTTAATGATATCATTTTCAACATGACTAAAGAATTAAAGAAAGTTGATGAAACATTAGATGATCCAGATGACATTTTATATGAAATAACTCAATTGAATGATCAGTTAGGAAATACTAGACTAGATAGAGATCAACAAAAAGACTTGATTAAAAACCAAAAGAAACTAATTAAAGAAACTGATCAAAAGATTAATAAAATTGATAAAACAAACTTAGAAAATTTATTAAACGAATTGACAGAATTAGATGCTCAACAAAATGGACTAGTCCATGAACTAAAAATGAAACAGTTAAAAATTCAACATGCTGAAAAAATGGTTTCTAAATTAGATAAGCATGAATGGGATGAAGATTGTAGTTTTTGTATGGCAAATCCATGGCTAAAAGAAACAAAAGAAGTTGCAGAGTTATTACCAAAATTAAAAGAAGAAGAATTTGGCATTATAACACATCTTCAAGAAATAGAATCTAATGTTTTTAATATTAATGAAACTAAGCCAAAAGAAAAATTAGAAGCAGTAAATGCATTGGGATCATTACTATTGAATTATGATAAAACATTAGTAACAATGGAACATAGTTTAAAAGGTACTAAATGGGATATAGAGTCGATATTAAATCAAATAAAAGATAAAAGAAAAGAACTAACCAAGTCTCAGAAACAAAAAGATAATATTGCATTCAATAAAATTAAAAATTCAGAGATACAAGAAATTCGTGATGAAATATCAACAGTTAGTTTAGAGTTAGGACAATTAGATACTAAACTATTAACTCTGTCCGGTAAATTAAAAATGGCCGAAAAAACAAGATCAGATGCACAAGGTGGTATTGATAGATTGAAAGAACTTGAACAACAATATTCTGGATATGAATATTATCAAAAAGCTGTTAACAGAGACGGAGTTCCTTATCATTTGATAACAAAAGCATTGCCGCAAATCGAATCTGAAATAAATAATATTCTCAATCAAATAGTTGAATTTACAATTGTTTTACATACGGATGGTAAAAATATAAATGCTCATATAGTTTATGATGATGATAATTATTGGCCATTAGAACTAACATCAGGAATGGAAAAGTTTATTTCATCATTAGCAATAAGAACATCTTTAATTAACGTATCAAATCTGCCAAGACCAAACTTCTTAGCAATCGATGAAGGATTTGGTGTTTTGGATTCTGATAATCTAAATTCAATGTTTTTATTATTTGATTATCTTAAATCACAATTTGGTTTCTTAATGTGTATTTCTCATATCGATGCAATGAGAGATATATCCT